GGCTGCCCTCGAAATGGTAATGGTTAACCTGCTGCACAGTTACGTTACTTCCCCCGCCAGCATTATCAGCAGAGACAACTTTCCCCGACTTATTGGGGATAAACATCTGCTGGCCACCAGCTGTCTGGAATACTTCAGAGCGCCCATCCTCGTTAATGCGGTAGGCGTTGCCCGCTGATACGCCGCCACCGTAACGGCGACCACCGCTCATGGTCGTGCTAGCGATATTGGAGAGAAGTGAGGCTCCAGCCGAAGCGATGGCTGCATAGTTCGCAAGTTTTTGCGCAGGGGTAAGTGCTGTTGGATCTGCCATGGCCTGCATAATTGCGGTGTTTAGGCTTAACGTTGACTGTGCAACGGCAAATGCTTTTGCCGCAGCAAACATAGCGATGTAAGAACTGCTACTCCTCCCGGATCATGGCAGAAAGGCTTTCGAAACCCTGGGAAGCTGAGCCTAATATCGCGCCTATCGCAGCAGCCTGAGCATTGGCTTCCTCGATAGCAATCTTCCGTCGTGCATTAGATGCTTGTTCCTGAATTGCGGTTTTAGCATCTTCATAAATTTGAACATTTTGAACATCGATTGCTCTGTATTTAGCGAGCGCTGCCAGCTTTTGTTGCTCTTGCAGGTTGATTTGCGCAACCGGATCTAATGCGGCACCTGTAACGGCATCAGGCATTACTTTTGCGGCTGCGATTTCCTGCTCAGCAAATTTCCTCCCCTGCTCAGCCTGCTGTCGCTGTTTAACAGCGTTAGCTGCATCCCATTCTGCGGCGGCATATTTTCTTATCTCAGCAACCTGCTCGGAAGTAGCGCTTTTATTCAGAGATTGCTCTGCCTTAAGCATTGCCATCTCACGGGTAAGGTCACTGGTTGCTGCCGAAGCCGTTTCAGCACGCTGTTTATAATCAGCAATTCTTTGATTGTTGGCCTCCATCTGAGAGGCTGCACTCTTGCCTTGCTGTTCGCTTTGTTGCTGCGCCTTACGTCTGGCTTCTTCAGCCTGTTTCAGGTCGTAGTTTTCGCCGGCCAGTCGCTTCGAAGCTTCTATCTGATTACTGTTATTGGTCTTCTTTGATTGCTCTATTTCAGCTCTGGTAATTGCCCTGACGCGCTCATCCTTGATTTTAAGTAGTCGGTTTTCCTCTTCCAAGCTGAGAATGTACTTATCACCATCTTCTGTCGGTGGCGATATTTGCAAAGACCTGGGATTGAAGTTTTGTCCCGCCTGATTGGCACGATTTATTTCGTCGGCGGTATTTCCAAATGCTCTGGCTACAGCCCCCTGAACTTGTTCAAGGATGGTTCCTTTTTCAATTAGCTGTTGATGAATACCCATAGAGGTGAGCATGTTGTTATTAAGCGTGGACTCCATGTCATTACGCGATTGGGTGGTGCGGGTTAGTTTCTCTTGGATTTCCGCACGATCGCGTTCCTTCTGGTTGATCTGGTCAGTCAGCTTAGCGGCGTTTTGTAGTAGCCCGTTACCTTGCTCCGCAGTTGTGCCAAATTGCTTTCCTTTTGCAATGTAATCATCACGCTTGGCAGTGAGATCTTTTATTTCACCCGTCAGATCAGATACTGCTTCTTGCTGTCCTTTTAAAGCTATATTTGCATCGGCTATCGCACCGCGTAGCTGGGTATTGCTCATGGACTTCATTGAGCCATTGAGTTTATCCAGACCATCAGCGAAAGCGATCGCTTCCTCCTTAGCCTGCTTCGCGCTTTGCCACCAGTAAAGCAATGCTCCTGCCGCGATCATCGCGACACCAGTTGGCCCGCCAAAAAGAGAGAGCGCCCCACGCATTAGCCCAACGCCAACAGATGCAGCGCTTGCCGCAGCTGAGGCTCGCGCAGTAGCTGCCGCCTGAGCCGTCTCTGCCTCAGCCAATGCGATAGATGCTGCGGTTGCCCTTGTTTTTGCAGCGATGAGGTTATCAAGCGCCAGCATTTCCGCCGCGCTACCTCTTGCGACATTATATTCAGCCTGGGCGAGGTTTAGCGCAGAAACCGCGGCCTCTTTATCAGCGAGCGATCTGCGCTGCGTGGCATTTGCTGAGAAGAGAGCCGCCTGAGCAGCCTGGTTTTCAGCGGTAATCATCTGGCGGTTTGCGACGATATTCTGAACTTTACCGGCTATACCCGCTTTTAAGGCACCAGCATATCGTCCAGCCAGCACAAGCGCGAAAGCCTTTGCGGCGATGGTTGCTGTATCAATAAAGCCAGCCATTTCTTCGGAGTCTCGCCCGAACTCAAGGATTTTGTCGGCGGCAGTGATTAATCCGTTAGTAAAGGTTTGTAACGCTCCTGTCTGGTCCTCGATTGCCACCAAAACTTCGGTAAAGGCCGTTTTCATCCTCACGCCAGCATCGGTAAGATTGTTAGACATTCCAGCCGCCGCTGCGGTGTTGTCGTCAAGAGATTGCCGCAACCCTTCACTAAGGTCTGAAGCTGTCAGTTTGCCTGCTGCACCCAGCGCACGTATTTCCCCTGCCGTTCTCCCGCTGGCGCTCGCAATGTCGTTTATTACGGTTGGAATGGCGGTAGTGATGGACTCCCACTGATCGGCGGAAACTTTCCCGGTGTTTATCGCTTTGGTGAATGCACTGATAGCTGACTCGGCCCGGTCCGCACTGGTGGCGTTCTTAACGAAAGCATAAGACATAGAGTCTTGAACATCGATAGCCTGTTCAGTGGAATAACCCATGCTGCGCAGACCGTCGGCGCTTCGAATATAAAGCTCCTGGGCCTCTGCTAAAGATCGATAAGTCCCGTTAGCTGTATTAAGTAAGCGCCTCTGAACGCTTTCAAATTCAGCCTGACTTGATGTCGCCATCTGAACGCGCTCGGCCATCTCCTGATAGCTCTGCACCATTTTTGCCATCTCACGCAACGCCCCAGCGGCGAAGATTAACTTGATCGTTGCTGCGAGTTTCGACAGTGTCGTATTCAGGTTATCCGCTGATTCATCGGTATCATCAAAATTACTCTGGAGATCATTCGTCATATCGACGACATTGCGACCGGCAGTAAGAAGCTGTGCAGTATCAGCGCGGATGATATAAACAATCTCACCAACGTTTTCGGACATTTTCATTTTCTCCAGGTAATAAAAAACCCGCTTTTAAGCGGGCTTGAATGAGGCTTTCTGTTAAACACTTCAAAGATTTTGTATAGCGTTCGTAGTCATAGATTGTTGTGATTGCTGAATTATGCTGTCACTGGTTTTCATTTTTACTCGTGCATCCTGCTGACCTGTTTGAATATAGGTATCGCAGTCTGCTTTACTTATATTAAGCTCGCCGCGGCGAGCAAACTCCGATTGTATTCTCGGCATAATTTCAGTATTTCCGTAGCCCATTGCCTGCCCTTTGAGCGTACAAAGCCCTATATCGTCATATGACGCCAAAGGACGTTCTTGAGCACATCCCAGTAGAAAGAGAGAGAGCACACCCGCAAACAAAAATTTCTTCACGTCCTTATCCCCATCATCAAAAGGTAGTCTCTAATGCTAACAGCGGAGGACGTCAGAGCAACGGGCAGGAATGATTTTTTGATCTCAGTAACAGCGGTCAGTGCAGCCCGTTCCGCTGCGCATCGAGTGCAAACATTTTCTCTGCCCAGTCCATAGCCTCATCGTAATGCTGCTCGGTCGGAATTTTTGCGGCTTCCTTCTGCGGGTATTTGGCCTTCATCGCGGCGCGAAAGCTGGTCATGGTCATGTTCCACGCGTCAGACTCGCTCATGCCCAGGTGCGCCACCGCCAGATAAACGAAAGACCGGGCATCGAATTTCCCCGAGTATTCGCCTTCACCTTTGCTGGCGGCTTCCTGCGGCTGGTCGCCCACAACCCCATGGCGAATAAGGTGGCGCGCCAGCTGGATAATGTGTGATACCGGCAGCAGGCCGGGGCGATACGATAACTTGCCTTTTGCTGTGACTGAGCAAACACCGATCATCTGGCGGAGGTCATCATCACAAGCCGCCTGCACAACCTTTGCTGCAGTAACAACCATGTCGGCGAAACAGCGCGCCTGAGCACTGCGCAACACTTCTACATCGCTGATCCGGTGCTCAGGATAATGTCCGCCGTGCACCGTCACGAACGCCCCGACAATCTCTTCCGGCGTGCCGATGCGCGACATCGCAAGAAAAGAAGGGTTGAGGAATATTCTCCGGCCACCGGCGCGGATCTCCGCCTGGCCGATATCGGTAATTGCCTGCATAAAACCTCAAAGGGGCCGAAGCCCCTGTCAGTTAAGACGCGTTGACCACAACGGTTGCCGGGCTCGTGGTGACTGTACCGGCGGTGGGCGATGAAACCTGGCAGGTGTAAGAGCCGGCATCCCCCGCCACCGCGCTGGCTTTGGTGTAGGTAGCTGACGTGGCACCGCTGATATCCGTGCCGTTCTTCTTCCACTGATACGTCAGTGCTGAACCATCAGTCACGGTTGCCGCTGTGGTAAGCGTCAGCGTGCTGCCGGTGGTGATGGTACGGTTCTGCGGCTGGGAGGTGATGTTAATGACCGCGCCGACGTCGCGGACATCCACCAGCCCGGCGCTCGAGGCTTCAATCGACCATGTGGCCACGTCATCATGCGGTGATTCATCCTGCCAGCTCGTTACCAGGAACGGGCCTTCTGTGATATCGAACGGCGAGATAATTTTCAGCCACACGTAAGGCTGGTTGCTGGTTTCTCCGGGCGGGTTATATACATGGCGCTTCATTTCCTTCTGGCCGTAGATAGCTTCCTTGCGACTTACGCCGTCGCCGGAGAAGGATACGTTTTTATACGTGACCAGATTTTCCTGGGTATACGCTGCGCTCTGGTCAGCTGTGGCGTCTGCGGTTTCCCATTCCACGCCGGTTGTTTTGCCACGCATCATGCCGAGGCGCTTGTACTGGCTCAGCCTTGGCTGAACCTCCGGGCAACCAATCGCAAAATAAACGACGACGTCGCGCCCCGTGAATGCACCTGATTCACAAGTCATATGTGTTACTCCGTATTATCGGGAAATAATGGTCTGGAAGTTAATTTCGAAGGCGCAGCGGCCCTCTTCGGTGCGGAAGGCGGGAACGCCCCCGACTGGCTGCATTGAGATGATGCATTCGGTGTGGTAGTCATCGAGCATGGCCTGGCGGATGGCGTCGGCGGTGTTCTCCACCGCATCAACATCGGCATCGTTCTGCCCGGTCAGCAGGATGAAGCGGAAGTAGTCGCGGGTGATGGCCTCTTCTGCCGCGCCACCGCCCTGCTGCTGGATAACGAGATAGCGATCGTTTTGTGAATCTTCCACCTCGACCCAGAACCGCTTTTGTACACGGTAGCCGGTATCAAAACTGTGACTCTGCAGCCAGGCGCGTAACGCGTCAAAAACCTCGCTTCGCGTCATAATTTGTAGCCTCGTTGTATGGTGGCTTTGATGTCAGCTATGCCGTCGCGCTCAAACCCTTTACGCAGAAAATCAGGCTCTGCATCCGGATCCCAGTAATTACCGCTGCCGTCCGGGCGGGGCTTGCCTTTTAACGTGCCACCGGCCGCATTCACCCGGGCGGCATAGCTCGCGGTATAGCCGACACGCCCGGTCATTCCGCCCGGCTCTGGGTTCAGTTCGCGATACATGCTCTTCACCAGTGTGGAGGTGTGAATCGGGGTGATTTGCGCTGCGTAACCGGAGCCGACGATCATGACTTCGGTGATCACCTTTTCTGTCACTGCCCCGGTGATGTTTCCAATCACGTTGCCCATGTTTAACTGAACACGTTTGATACCTTTAACGGGCATAGCGTTGTCTCTTGTAGTTATCAGGCACCGGGCTAATTACGGTCAGAGGTCAGAATCTTGTAGTCGGGTTCCTCGCCGAAAAACGACATATCCCACATCCTGACCGCCCGGATCACATCACCTTTGGCTTTTACCGGGTCCGGCTCGGCGGTTGTATCACCCACTGAGACATAGTCATTACGCAGCGGCTTGCGGACATCAGCGCCGTTGTGCTTCAACTCTGTGGAGATAATCAGGTTAGTGGTGAACTCGGTACCGGCATCATCGACCGCCTGCTCCTGGTTTATCTCCCAGGTGCAGTCGATAAGATACGGTGTGCCGGTCAGCCAGATACCCTTCCAGTCATCGTACGTGCGCGGGTAAATGGTCGCGAGGTTGGTATATACCCAGTTCGCTGTCGCGCTCATGATTCCTCCCAGCTGATCACTTCTGGGTTCCCGGCGGCTACCTCACGGCAAAAGATGAACCATTCACCGTTACTTTTGACGTAGCCGGTGGCCTTCCTGCCGCTGTCTGTCATGACCCAGACCTTAAGGAACGGCTCCGGCAGACGCTGTTTCACCGATACCCATGCCATTACCGGCCCCCGTTGCACATACAGCCACCCTTACCGACCCAAATCCCCGCAAATGCTGGCGCGGCAGTCGGATCGGGCGGGATAAGTGCCGTCGCGCAACCATGTTTGTCCAGTCCGCGCAGCAGGCTCAGCGCCCCTTTCCAGCGGTCAGAAAA